TACATAATCACCCAGACGATTTTGATTTATATGAGTTGGGTGAATTTGATGATAATACTGGTCTTTTTGCTTTACATGATCAACCCAAGTTGTTATCCTTGGGTAAACAAGTTAAGATTCAGGAATGAAAAACAAGCCGTCTCACCTTTAGGTGGGACGGAATTAGCCTAGGAGCCCGATAAAATGCACCGTAATCAATCTGTAGATATTCACCAATTTACGATGATTCCTAAGGCCGATATACCTCGGTCGTCATTTGATTGTCAAAGTACGCATAAAACTACGTTTGATGCTGGTTATTTAGTACCAGTATATGTAGATGAGATGCTACCCGGTGATACATTTCGGTTAAATATGACGGCTTTTGCCCGTCTTAGTACTCCAATTTATCCAATTATGGATAACATGCATTTAGATAGTTTTTTCTTTTTTGTACCAAATCGATTAATTTGGTCAAATTGGCAAAAGTTTATGGGTCAACAAGCGAACCCAGATAGTTCGATTTCGTACGTTGTACCACAACAAGTATCACCAGCTGGTGGATACGCTATTGGATCATTACAAGATTATATGGGTTTACCCACAGTGGGACAGGTGTCCAATACTGGAACGGTATCCCACTGCGCATTTTGGCCTCGTGCGTATAATTTGATTTGGAATGAATGGTTCAGGGACGAGAATTTACAAAATTCCGTTACTGTTGATACTGGAGATGGTCCTGATAACGTAGCTAATTACACATTGCTACGACGTGGAAAACGTAAAGATTATTTTACTAGTGCTTTGCCATGGCCTCAAAAAGGTTCTAGTGTTACTTTACCTTTAGGTACTACTGCTCCTATTAAAACTGATATGACAACAGGAACTGCTGCATTATCAGTTTTGAATAGTGCTGGTACCCCTTATAGTATTGATACTTCACAAACTACGGCTACTTTGTATGCTGCTAATCCCGGAGGTAATGGAGCTCTTTATGCAGATCTTTCACAAGCTACGGCAGCTACTATTAATCAATTACGGCAGTCTTTTCAGATTCAGAAGTTACTTGAGCGTGATGCACGTGGAGGTACTCGTTATACTGAAATTATTCGCTCACATTTTGGCGTTATTTCTCCTGATGCTCGCTTACAGCGTCCCGAATACGTCGGGGGTGGATCGTCCAATATTAGTATTAATCCGATCGCTCAAACGTCAGGTACTTCAGCTAGTGGAACTACTACCCCTTTGGGCACACTTGCTGCTATGGGTACTGCCTTGGCTCATAATCATGGGTTTACTTATTCAGCTACTGAACACGGTGTAATTATTGGTTTAGTTTCAGTACGTGCTGATTTAACATATCAGCAAGGTCTTTCACGCATGTGGTCAAGATCAACACGATATGATTTTTATTTTCCAGCATTTGCTACGCTTGGTGAACAAGCGGTACTTAATAAGGAAATTTATGTTCGTGGTGATGCTAATGATAATAACGTATTTGGTTATCAAGAGCGTTGGGCTGAGTACCGTTATTATCCTTCCCGTATTTCTGGTTTGTTTAGGTCTACTGCTTCAGGCACTTTGGATGCTTGGCATCTTGCTCAACGATTTACTTCGTTACCTACATTGAATACTTCGTTTATTCAAGATACGCCACCTGTTGACCGTATTGTTGCGGTTGGTGCTTTAGCAAACGGCAAACAGTTTATTTTTGATAGCTTTTTTGATGTTAAAAAAGCACGTCCTATGCCGATGTACTCCGTACCCGGCTTGATAGATCATTTTTGATATGTTTGGCGGAATTGTTAATGCTATTAGCAGTGTTGGTAAAGCCATCACTGCTCCAGTTGCTGGCGTTATTGGTGCTGGTCTTAATTTTCTTGGAGGCACTCAGCAAAATCAGTCTGCTTGGGATATTTCTCAAGCAGCTAATGCTGCTAGTGCTGAACAGGCCGCTAATCAGATGGCTTTTCAAGAGCGCATGCGATCAACGCAGTATCAAACTGCCGTTGAGGATATGAAAAAAGCGGGGTTAAACCCAATGCTTGCTTATAGTCAAGGTGGTGCTGGTACACCATCTGGTGCTGCTGGTTCAGCTCATACCGCACCTGTTAGAAATGTTTTAGGTGAAGCAGTTAATGCATATTTAGCTGCAACACAAAATGATGCAGATGTTGCTTTAAAACAAACTGCTGCTTCAAATACATCAGCACAAACTATTAAAGTTGAGGCTGATACTATCAAAACTGCCGCTGAGATTGGCAAAGTTTTGGAAGATACAAAAGTTAGTACTCAAACATATAAAAATATGCAAGAAGCATTAAACAAGCTTATTGCTGAGATTTCGCAGATTAAAGCTAGTACTGGTCTTACATCTGCTACTACAAAAAATGTGCAAGAAAATATTGCACCCTCTGTTGATCCATATTGGTATCGCGATTTGAAGAAAGGCATTTCTTCAGCGCGTGATTTTGTTGATAAATTGAAATACAAAGGTGTTTCTGTATTGCCTAATTTCGGAGGAACCAAGAAATGATAAAAAAACATGAAGTTTTTTTACGTAGTGCTTATAACTACGATGTAGATGCTGCGTCAAATGAGTCAGGGTTGGCTTGTGAGGAGCCTTCACTGGCTCAGCAGCATTTTAAAGAAGAATGTGATATTAATACTATTCTTCAAAGATTTAGTATTACTGGGATCCTACCGGAAGCCCCATTATCGCCTCGTTATGGCGATTTTAGCGGTATTAGTGATTACCATACCGCCTTGAACCGTGTTATTGCGGCTCAAGATGAATTTGAGTCTTTACCAGCTCAAATTCGGGCAAGGTTTCAAAATGACCCTGCCCAATTGATTGAGTTTTTGTCAAACGAGAATAATCGAGCAGAAGCCGAGGAACTTGGTCTGGTCGAAAAAGCAGCTGCCGAAGTCGTAGAAGCTGCGAAAGTCACACCTGAAAAGGCGGCTGAATAAGCCGTAGCACAGTTACATTACTTGATGTAACTGTGCTAGGTGACACCAAACCGAAAATGTTCAATAACCGAGGAGCTAAAAATGATGTATAGAAAACCTGTAAATAAACGCAAGTCGGCAAAGTCATTTCGCCGTTCTGCTAAACGTACAAAAGCAGCAAATATTCAAAAAGCCCCACATCGTGGTGGCTGGCGTCTTTAATTAACTAATATGGGTACCTCACATGCCTTGTTATCATCCTTTAAGCGCATATCAATGCGCTGATGGATCAATTGTCTTTTATGAATCAAAAAGACATGACACCGTCAAATCCTTATCATTACCTTGCGGCCAATGTGTTGGCTGTAGATTGGAACGTTCACGTCAGTGGGCTATTAGATGTATGCATGAGGCACAAATGCATACACAAAATTGTTTTATAACTCTTACATATGACGATGCACATCTCCCAAGCGATAGATCATTACACTATAGAGACTTTCAACTCTTTATTAAAAGATTACGAAAACGGTATCCTGGACGAAGAATACGTTATTACATGGCTGGAGAATATGGTGAAAACTTTGGGAGACCGCATTGGCATGCGTGTATCTTCGGACTCGATTTCGATGATAAGAAATTATGGAAACGGACTTCCGCTAATTCTCTCTTATATCG